CCATTCATGCTATTCCATAACTTTATCGTCTCAAGTTGGACTTTTTCAATTCTGCCGCCATGCTTGACCGGCTTGATGACTGCAAAGTTTTTTGATATCGAAAGGAGCCTAGCCCTTGCCCAATGGGGAGCCCTTCCTTTTGCCTTCTTGCGGTGGCGGACCCAAACCTGCGGCATTTCCGATAACATGTGCTGAAGAGTGACTTGGTCAATAGACATGCAAATAGTATAACAACACAAACAAGAAGATGAATGAAATATGGTAGGAAAAATAGTAATTTTATCAAAAAAAGATCTTGCAGAAGCATGCGATCTGGCAAACGCAAGAATGAGTGGGGTGTCACAACTTAATCTAAAAGATAAACATGGGGCAGAAGGTGGCAGAAACCTTGAATATCATCTCTTGGGCGCTAGGGGAGAAGTCGCATTTAAAAAATATGTAGGCAGCAATCAGGCTCTTACGGTCAATACCTTTAGGTCACAACCAGACGTACTTGAATTTGAGGTCAGGACTAGAAGAGAAGACGACTACGACCTTATATTAAGAAAAGACGATCCCGACCACAAGACCTATGTCCTAGTGGTCGGGAGCGCCTGTCGCTACAGGATTACTGGATGGATCAAAGGATCAGAAAGATATGATCATGAACCAAAAACTTATAATGATCGACCAAAAGCCTGGTTCATTCCACAATCTGCCCTGCACAGCATTGAAGAACTTCAATTCTGATTAGTCTTCTTACGCTTGCGAGAACGCGCCTCTTTCGCAATAGCTGCCTGCGTAATCTGTTCGCGTACCTTTGCCTTGATATTCTCTTTCCGCTTCTTACGAACTTTCATCATTCTACGTCCAGACTTATTCATCTTCTTCTCCCCTAAAGGTTGTGGTGTTCAGATTAGAGATTAGCTTATTCTTCAGATTTTTTTCTACCTGAAGCGAAGTGACTTCTGCAAACATGACTGCCTGCTTGCGAGTACTAAACTGGCCAAACATGAAGTACATGCCATCAACTGCAACATAAACGTTGTAGGCAACCTCATTCATTTCATCTGCCGGATCAAATCCATCGTCTCTTGTCGATGTCTCTATGTAAACTTTATAGATGCTCGGTGGAACTATAAAATTGTGCATTCCAGAAGCCTCTTTGTTGTCTTCGGAATCAGCAAGGAATAATGCGAACTCAATATCGCCATTAGTTACCTTGTTTCCTTTAGCCTTGTCTTCCATTGTGTCCTTTCTTTTAAGTATGAACTGCGAAGGATGTATATTCACCATACCGGCAAAGTGGGAATCTATTGCAGATTGTCCTTAAATACCTATTGTTTGATTTTCAAAGTACTCATTGAGCTGACGATTGACTCGGATGAATTTTGCATTCGTTCTTAATTCATAAAGTTTTGCGCTGTTGGTGTATGAGCATGCAGATCGCAATCCGCCTTCTATGTGAATCAAAGCTCCATCAACGCCTCCCTTTGCGTCCATGATTACTACACTGCCCTCTGAGGTTCGATACTTGCTTTCGTTTTTACTATTTTTTAAAGCACGAGAAGAAGAAGACCCGGCGAAGATGAATCTCCTACGCTCACCATCGTCAATCACTACGCTATCGTCTGCGCCCTCATCATGACCAGCCAGCATGCCACCCAGCATCACGACGTCAGCACCAGCAGCGAATGCCTTAGAGATGTCTCCTGGGTGCACGCAGCCTCCATCACTCAGTAGACCTACATCGCATTCGTCAGCCATCTGACGACAATCAATAAGGGTAGATAGCTGCGGGTATCCAACACCAGCAACGCGACGAGTTGTGCAAACTGATCCGCTACCTATTCCAACCTTGATGATGTCGGCTCCAGCATCAGCAATCTGCTTTACTCCATCAGGAGTAACAACATTTCCTGCCATGATTCCAATATCAGGAAATTTTGTTCGGATCTTGTTGACAAAATCAGCAAACTGCTTCATGTATCCGTTTGCAACATCCAAAGATATAATTTGAAAATGTTTGCGAAGATCACTTTGATTAATGATGTCCCTGCTGAAATCATCCATCCCCAAAGTTCCAAAAATAAAATCATCTTTTTTAAACTCTGGCTTATTATCAAGTAATATTTGATGGGTCAAATGCTTTGTCAGGCATGTTGACATATGTCGAGTCGCTAGTTTTTCAGCCATCGACAAAGTTCCGACTCCGTCCATGTTTGAGGCACAAACAGGAACGTAGTTAGTTAAAGAGAACCCAGCTTTATTGAAAGCCAAGTTACAGAATAGATTAACTTCTTTTCTACTGGATATAAAGCTAGGCTTGGGAACTATAAGTACATCGCAAAAGTCAAGCTTAATATTATTATCGTATAGCATGAATCGCCTCTTGAGATTTAAGAAACTGAACCTACTCTATGCCTTGATCTAGGTGTCGTCTTTTTGTCGACTAAGTTCTGCATTATCATTGCCGTCTTACTGGCATGCTCAACAAAAGAAGGGTTTAATTTTTCTAATGCTGGAATGATTGCGTGACGAACATAAGCTCGAGACTTTTCCATATTGAAGTTTGACTTATCAACACAGAAAGGCACATGAGCCTTCTCACAAGTGGACTCAAGCTTAGTCTTTCTCAAACCCAAAAAAGGGCGCACAATGTCGATTTCTCCAAGTTGAGAATGACGCTGCCGCACACCACAAAGGCCATCAACGCCACAACCTCTGGTTAAATGCATCAGAATCGTCTCTGCAACATCATCTGCATGATGGGCAGTAAGAATGGCGTGTCTTCCATAATTTGAAGCGTGATGCTGCAGAATGTTGTACCGTAACTCACGTGCTGCATTATAGATGTTGCCACCATATAGCGCAGGATAAATGTCGTAAGAGTAAAATGGAAGATCAAACATCTCACTCTGGTGCTTACACACTTCTAGGTCGCTTTGTGCCTCATCTCGCAAATGATGGTTAATGTGAACTACATCTGCAGACCTAATCAGCTTGCGGTTTATCATCACTCTTGCTACTCCAATGAGTGCAGCGCTATCTGGCCCTCCGCTGCAGGCAAGAACAATTTTTGACTCATCAGGGAACAGAGATTTTACAGCATGAGTGCAAAGTCCTGACCTTGAAAAAGTCAAAGCAGAATTTTTGGTGTTTTGGTTCACATCAGACACGACATGCCTCTTCTTTCCATCCTAACGTTTTGCGAAGTTCTTTCGAGTCAATTAGTAGTTCGGTTTTTCCACTGCTCGTATCCTCCATGACTAAACAACCATCGGCGCTGGTGTAGACAAAAGTTCCAAATAGACCATGAGCCCATCTGATGCACTTTGGGCATGGTCGAGATATGCCAACACTTGAGAACCTATTTACTCTAAAATTAATCAGAGCAAGCTCAGATCTTTTGCGATTTGCTATGTCACCGTGAACCTGTATCAGCGCGTCTAACTCTGAGTGGTATTCGCCATGAATGTATCCAAACTCATATGCAATCTGGCTTGTCTTAAATCTATTGAAGCCAACCGCAATAACTTCGCTATTTAGCAAAATAGAACTACAATGTTTTTTTTGCACAGTAAGCCCCATCATTCCAGAAGCGTGAGATGACATGAGTTTAACCGAAATATCTAATAGCTTTTGGCGCATAGGAGTTAGGTGATTAACCTGGTATATATATCCGTAGACGCATAGAGTGGTAACTGATTTAGAAGGTATGTATTTTTTATGAATTGGTATCTTAAAAGTATCTCAAACAGTCATAAAGACAAAACAATTGCTGGTCTCACAGACCTAGGCAATTTTGTTGTTGGTAAATTTCATTCAGTTCTTCCCGACTTTTCCCGCAGTCACATTTTTGTAATCAAAGACGATAGTGGCCAAATGCAGTCCATAAAGTCAACTAATGTGAGACAAATAAGAAACTTATCCAAGACAAAAGAGCCAGACATTCATAACGTAAAGGCTAACTTTTGCGGTCACCTGATTGAGGGAACAACCCCAGAGCTTCAAAAGGGAATTATTCACACCAGGATTATGACGACAAAAGAACCATACACGCAAAAGAAAATGCTTGTTGTAGTTCCTAGTACGCACATAGTCAATGAAGATAAGTAAAATAACTTATAAAAATAAAGAAGGCAAAACTTGCGCTGTCAATCTTTCAAGAAATGATGGTATTACATATGATGTATTCTTTATCTATGGACCACCAGGATCTGGAAAAAGTTACCTTTGCAAACTTATATCCGACGCATGGCAACTCAATATGTTCCATGGCGAGTCAAAGCTAGGCGCAAGCATTAAGGGTAGTGATATAAATATCGAGGGATCATTTAGCGATCTACACCCAATAGTATTTGGAATACCGTCAAAGCTTTCTAACAAAAATCTTATAGCTTCTCGTGTGCAGATCGATCAACGAATAAAGAACTCTATACTTTACTATCCATGGAATAGACATACATGTACAGATGAAACTATATTTGCTGGAGAAACCATAACAAATGCCTATATGCCAATGGCAGACCTTTCAGATGATACAATACAGAATTGCTGTCTTATAATTGACAACGCTGCTCGAGGAATGAACGAGCAAGAATCTGCTGAATATATTAAAATTTTAAATGAATTATGTCAAAAGAATAAAAATCAAATTATATTATTTATGGACTCAATAAATTGTGGCTCCGTAGCAAATAGCAATCGCAGCCATTGCCTAGGTCAGCAGACCATGAACGGATGTCTTGAAGAATGCAAAAAAATGCTCAAAGATTTAAAGCCAAGCAATTAAAGATTGTCAAGCATATTGTTAATTAAATTATTCAAATCCTCAGGCCGACTACATCCATTCGGCATATCGCTATAAATCTCACCAACCCTGAAGCCCATACAGAATCGCCTCATCATATCAATTTGACCAGGTGTAAAGCTTCTTTCGCTATCTTCAAAAGTGTATGTCATAATATTACTGCAGTTAGGATCGGCAGTCGTTCCAACTAAACTCATATCTGCAGGCCCATTAGGTGTATCGAAGATATTGTCTCCACCAGGATGAAAAGTGTGCATGAGTCCAAAGTAATGACCAAATTCATGAGCAAGAAGATATTTTACAAGACGAGGACCACACACCCTGATTCCATGACAATTTTCCCAATAGGGAAGCTTGCTAAGTCCACTGACGTTTGGACCAAGATCAAACTGCACAAAAAGTGAGCAAACGGACTTGTCAAGATTTGCCACAATATTGCACAATGTCTCTTCGTCCTGCAAACTACGCTCCACGATAGCTGCCTGCCACTTTTCCTCAAATTCTTGTGCAGAACTTACGCATAGCTCTTGAGTTACGGGGATAATATTGTGTATGACAAACTCGATATTCAGATCAGAAAAAGACAAATTAAGCTGATTAAACTCCTCAGTCAACTTGCCTGGATCAACAGAGCAAACGACAACCTTTTTAAATTCCGAATCTGATGAAATTTCAAATATGAAGCAGTCAACGTAGACATCAACTGGTACATAAAGCCTTTGGCCATGGTGTATGCGATCAACCAGAGCAGTTGCACTTAGGGGACTGCAGTCAATAGCACATACACCATGACCTGTTTTGCACGCAGCGATACAAGTAAACAAAAATCCTGCACATATGAGCTTAATCGCATTCATAATGGCAGAACTGTTTTGACTATGATAACGCTGCAGGTTGTTTTTGGATAGTAGTTTATTAAAACTCTTCATCCAATAATAGATTAAACAGCGAATCTTTATTTTCCTTCTTGAATTTTGTTTTTTCAAGAAAACTTGACCAAGCCGTAGAATACAGCGGCATAGATCTCATGATCTGCGCCCTAGACTTTGTCTCACCATTATACATTGGGTATGCTGCACATACAAGTGCAATCGTTCCATTTTTATCACTTTTGTATGACTGATAAGTTTCTCGAAAAACTTTATAAGCCCGCTGCTCATTATCAATCCATGAAGATTTTGAGCGAGATCCATCAATAGCCTCGGCTATACACATAGCCGTACGCAAATCAAGTGAAGAATCAAATTCAGCATCTTCAGAAATCAGACAAAAACTTTTAATATAGCAGTATGAAAAATTTGCCTTCATGTGCTCCATTGCACGTTCAAGCATTGCAAGTTTTTTTGGATTATAGCTTTTGACTAGAAAAGTCTTCCAGTCATCATAGTAAAAAACTTCTTCATCACCATCATCATCAGTGTATTTAAGCAGTGAACCGCTTGACATAAAGTTTAAAAATTTACGCGCTGAATCATTCGCAGGGTTAAAAACAATCCTGTTGTCCATTACACTTG